GCTATGCTACACCCGCGCTGGCTTTCCACTTTGTCAAACTGAAAGATAAGAGGTGGCCCTGTGTATGTGGCTCGGAAGATAGCCTTTTCACATAGGATTGTGCAATACTCGCCGCCAACCATTCCGGTGATAGCTCCGCTATCCGGCAGCTCCTGAAAATCGCTCTGGTCAACGCCGTTAGTCCACCCTGTTATGTCATTGAACGCAGACCAACGAACCTTGTACGGCACGCGCCCTGAACCTTCGTCAATGTTAGCTGTCCAGATGAAGTCCCTAACCACGGCCAAAAAGTCAGCCCTTGGTGCGCTGCCAGACAAATCAGAAAATGCAGTGTCGGTTCCGAGCTGCCACTTTTGCAGCTCCTCGCCTGTGCCTCCCGCCGCAATAACGTACTCACCGAACTGCACAAAACGCCACTTCTCATTTTCAAGCAGGTCGTATGCAGGCGATCCGGCTTTACTGACATCATCAAGATTGTTTGTCGATGCGTTAAACTCATACAGTTTACTAGCCCCACCAGCAAACAGCTTGACGTTTCCATCGTTGTCTTTAGCCGCGTAAATCCCTTTTAAGGTTTCCGCCGCCGCATTGCCGTAAGAAACGAACTCGTTTATGGGTCTGTATCCGTTTATTGCAGGAATAACATTCTCGGCAGTAACAACGCCCGCGTTCATAAACGCTGGCTGGTCCGGCAACCATTCTCCAAATTGTATCATTGTGCTGCCCAACTTCCGTTAGATGAAATTTGTTGTTGTGTCCATACTTCATTGCCGACTGCAACGTCAGACCAAACTTCTGAACCAACAGGAACCAAAGACCAATCCTCTCCAACAACCCTGATTATGGACGCAGGCGCAGAAGAAATCAATCCAGAGCAAGAAACAGCAAACGTAACAGATGGATAAGATGTTCCAGATATTTCTATGTTTGCTTCGGCGCTTTCTGTTAAAACAGAGCTTCCATTCGCAGTGGCAGATACGATTGTTGGCACGGATGCGGAAACTGTCGATATTTTTTCGCAGGCTGATGTGGCTGACGCAGATAGTAATACTGTTCCACCAAACCCTGCTGTTACTCTGCAAACAGATGCAACGGATGCCGCGCCAGTAACAGAGGCAGACACAAACCTGATAACACCACTTGCCGAAGACGCTGATAGTGACGCAGGCGCGGTGCCAGATACTGGTGATATTCTTGTGATTAGCGGCTGATTAGAAGTAGCAACAATAGATGCGCTTCCAGAAACATCTATTACAGAACTTAAAGAGCTTGTCGTGGTTATAGCGGCAGAGGCTGAAGCAGTCTCTGATATTACAATCACGCCTAAGTTTGCCGCAGAGGTTACAGCAACATTTACGGCTACTTCGCCTTGCCACACATCAAACTGCGTAATGCTGTCTAGTGTGCCGTAGTCCCAAGTATCTAGAGCGCCCCACCTATCCATATGGTCGAGGCTTGTTGCGGAATATTCAACCTCAGCGCTAGTAACTACAAGATAAGCGTATATAGGGCCGCATGTCGCGCCATATTGAGCCGTGTAAAAACTTAATTCATCGTTCTTAATTGTGACTTCTGGAGACAAAAGCCAAATGTCGTTACTTGAGCCGCTGCTACTTGTCTCAGCATAAAAGTAATATGAGCCGGTATTCCCGCTGGTAAGACCTGTCGAACCGCTTGGGGTTCCTGATGGGTCTCTAACGAAAAAACCATAAGCCGAAGTGCTAGAGCCTATTCCTGTCCAAGTAATAGCATCATAATCGCTCTGGATATTGTCAAGATCCCCAAATGCTATTCTGGAATCATCAATAACAGTTGGCACCTGAAACCCATTTGTCCCAGTCTCAGGGTCAAATGAGTTTCCGCCAATGTTAAAATCATCAAGCTGGACATCGCCGGTAAAGCTAGTGCCTGACTGATACAAGACTAACAGACGCGCCTTTTGGCCAATATAATCGGTTATGTCAGCAGTACGCTGCGTCCAAACAGCACTGTTCTGTGCTGGAACCGATATTAACCTACTTGAAACGCCTATAGCTGGCATTTTCTTAGGCCGCTGTTATGTCTAGGTCGCCTACCGAAATACGAAGAATATCACCAGTGGTAATTGACTTTGATGCTGAAAAAGCGCCGTGTATCAAAAGATTTCCAGCAGAGCTTGCATCAAAAATACCGAAATGGCTTACTGTACCCCAAGAACCTGTTGCCGCTGAGAACTCAACAGCAGCATCGTTTGATGCAGTCCCAGAAGCAGCCGCGCCAAACGTGGCTGCTACGCGAGCGTAACCATTTCCAGTAAGCTCTGTGCCGCTATTGTCATCGTTAAATGAGCCAGTAGACAGGCCAACATAAATATTGCTGGGCATTGTATATGCGCCAGTTCCAAGGATATGATCGAGAATTTCATTCTCAAGGTAGTCACTCATTGCACTCATAATTTAAGTCCCCGCAGCTTGCGATTGGCGTTGATAAATACTACTGATTTGGAGGCTACCAGAGCCGTAGTTAGCCCTCTGGGTGTCCAGCTTTATTTCCTCCAAAGCCTTGTCGAACCTAGCCATATATTGAGACGCCCTAGTCTCATCAAGCAGGTAAGCGTAGGCTTCGGCAAGCGCCCCATAAAGATAGGCGTCGGGTGAGCGCGTCAGTATATTATTTGTTGAAACGGAAACTGACAAGGGCGTCACATCCCCGATATAAATTATTTCGGCTGAGTAACTTGAATCAGGAACCGGCCTCAGTTTCATTTCCCGACCCACAATACTGTAACCCTGAGGCTTACCGTTAGCGGCTGAGGAATATTGCTCGTCTAAAGCCACAGGGCTGTAATATTTTAAAACAGTCAACGGAGATGTGTTTAACTTTACTTCTCTAATTTCGCGCATGTCTTGGGGCAAAAATATGTACTCATCTCCAGCAGTCAAAGTCGCGGCTGACCTTTTCTCCTGACCTCGCGTCTCCAGCTCTCGGCTCATGCGGGCTTCAGCCAGCGCAATAAAGTCAGGGATTTGCGCGGTCAAGTCAGAACGCGCCAAGAAATTGGCTATGGATGTCTGCAAATCTGTGTAGGTCGCAATTGCCATTATACGTTACCGCCGCCTGTTCTAAAGTCTCGGTTCTCGCTATTGTTCAACCAAGCCTTCCAGCCCTTTGGGTTTTCGGCTGGCGTGCCTAGTGTCTCTAGAAGGTGATTATACACGACATTTGGTATTTCCGCCACATGCTGTATATGCCGCTGGGTGTTCACCGTAGCGTTGGCGCGATAGTCGTTATTCATCTGCTTGTTAATCTTAATTAGGCCGTCAAACCTCTGGGTTGTCTCAATAATGTCAGTTCCATCAGAGCGCTGATCCATAACCACCTCTTTGGCGGTGTGAGGGTCTGTGTATAAAATTCGCTTCATGTCTTTTCCCTTATGAAAGAGAGGGGGCAGTTGCCCGCCCCCTCAGTTTTACTATGAACCGTTCAAGTCCATAATCATCGCGTGTGCCTTAGGCGCGGTAGGCTTGAGGGACCATTCTGTGACCAGGTGCGAAGTTTTTGCATCGCCGTCCTGAGACAGTTCCTGCTCAAGGAAGTTACGTCCGTTGAGTGTGCAGATTGACACAAAGTTTGGATCAATCAAGAACACCCGGTCGTTTCCAAGGAACCGAGACGGAACAGCTTGCACAGTACCGAAGTCGGTCAAGAAAACACTGGTAGACCCGACGTAGCTGACTTCCTTGGCGGCAGTCATGTTCACGTCGTTGCTGACCAAGTTTCCAGAGGCTGACAGGTCTGAGAAATTGGCACGGTTTGTGGCCGAGGCAATCATCAGCTCAGGTGAGCCGCCGTCTGTCCACGCATCCTGCATGCCATCCTCGATCAAGGCGAGTGTTAACGCCCGGTCGGTGCCGCCGCTTACTGTGTCAGTTCCTGTGCCAGCGCTGAAGGCACCGGATGCCCCGACTGAGCCGTTTGTGATCCAGCAGGTCAGTGAAGCTGACTTGCGTGGGTCTGAGCCAGAACGTGCAACGTCTGTGTCACCGATTGCTTTTTCGATGTCCCGGCGAAGCTCAAGTGCTTTTAACACCTTCTGGTAGTTGTGTTCCCGCTCACGCCCGGCGGAATCGACTGCATCCAAAGTCCCGGATGTAGCAAACACCTTCTTTGAGATTTGGTGGTAGTTACCAATCCGTGAAGTTGGTGTCGCCGCAGCAGTAGCTGTGGTTGCACCTTCGTTGTGGTAGTTAGTAGCAGACGCGGCGGTCAGCTCCTGAACTTGCCATTCGACGAAAATGCCGTTTGAAGTTTCTTTTTTCACATTGGAAAAAATTGGTGTTTCTGCCGGATCAATCCGGTAGATGATGTCGGCGAGTTGCTCTTTCTCACCAACAGCGTTTTGGGTTGTAAAAACAGCCATTGTTTTGTTCCTTCGGGTTATCTACCCATCAAAA